TCAGGAGCGTTGAGGCCGACTCCATCGCTCATGCAGAGACGCAGACGCTCCTTTACCTCTACATGAAACCCAAGTTTTATACGGCAATCGCAGGTATCCCCGTCCAAAACTCTCAGTATGGTCGCTTGGAACTTCCAGTCCATTCAAGGACACCTCGTTTGAGTAGACAGGGCAGTGCGATCACGTCAGCGGGTGACATCTCAGCCGGATCGTCGGTGATATCGAGTTTCACAGACAGCAAACAGTTGACGACGAACTCCGAACAGAAAAACCGCTCATCATTCGTGTCTCGTTTGATCTTCAGCTTGTCGCAGATCCACTTGGTCAGCACGCTGAAGCTGCGAATGAACTGCCAGGGACTGGCGTACCGTTTCCCCCAATGTGAGAGACCGTACTGGCAGATCTCAAAACGACTCAGCTTTTGTGGGATCACCGTTTTGTACCAGACGATCTTGCGTCCCTTGGCCAGCAAGGTGCTCACCGGAAACACCCTGACGCCACGACCCTCCAATGCCTCGATCACGCACAGGCGACCGTAGAATCGAACTGCGATCCCAACGTGACTGATACTGCTGCGTGTCCACAAACGGATCAACTGGCTGAAGAGGGAGTAGCGGACGTAACCAAACGCCAGCACGTCACCGTTCTGAATGTCATCGCGAACGCGTGAGTAGTCCATTACTCGACCTCTTGGATACCGGTCACTTTGAGTTTGCCGTCAACCGTCTCGACGGTGATATCGAACTCAGTGGCTGGAACCACGGCGGCGGGGGGCTGGACATCCGCCGTATGTGCCCGTGAGGAGGGAAGCACACCCAGCAGTTGACTGGCTCCCAGCACACCCGCACCGCCGAGGCCCATGAGAGCCGCAGTCAGAAGACTCGTTTTGACCATACCAGGACCACCACCGTGAATCGTCGTCTCCTCCGACGGGTATGTTCCCACGTCGTAGCTCGGCTCGAGGCCAGCAGAAGCCGCGATCCCCTTTCGCCTGATCTTCATTCGTTCAGCAACGTCATGCGTCCACAGGTTCAAGAATCGATTCCGGCCCTTCAGGTGAGCCCGGAAACCCTCCTCGATGATTGGTGATGCCATTCAGAAACTCCTCGTCGAGTTGGCGTAATTCCAGCCAGGTCTGTTTCGCCGCCTCGCCCAGACGCAAGGCAACGACGACCAACTCCCTTTCCCGCCCGGCCTCATCCAGGCCGAGCAGGCGATCCGCTTCAGCATCAATATCCACTACGCTGACGGTCCATCCTTGGACTGGATCAGCACGCGACTTGCGAAGGCTTCAGCCGTGTCCACCGAACTGTAATTGACCCCGAATGCCCGATCTAGCATCTGCAAAAACGAGTTATTAGCAGCCGATTGCTGCGCCAAACGCTCACCGGCTGCAGACTCTAGCAACGCCTGAAGATCTACTGTACTAGCCATTTCATTTCTCCGTTTGCGGCGCAATCTTCACGCGGATAATCGCTTTGAAGTTGGTACGCCATTCCTCAAGTGATATCAGCCGATCCTTCAGCCCACTGTTTATTAAGCCAACCGGACCCGGATCCCCCTGTGGACCGGGGGGACCGGGCACCGGCGACTGTTTACTCGTAATCAACGCCTCGAGTTTAGACACCCTCTCTTGTAGCAGTTTGATCTCTCGCGTGCGGTCACTATCTCCCCAGCCGGCGAAGGACAGCGGTTGAGCAACCTTCGACGTGAGGAGGGTTGCCTTGGTTTCCCGTTCGGCGTTCCCGAGAAACACCAGCAGTTCCTCGTGGCGACAACCGTAGACCCACTTGTCATCAATCCCGTGTGTCATGACGGAGACTAGGTGGTCCCCGATGAAGATTCCTCCACCGGAGTTTCCGCTACGGAACTCGCCAGTGTCGACACCGAAGACCCATCGGTCACCGACCAGGTTCGTGAACTCGTCTCGACTCGAATACCGTAACGCCAACTTTGAGGGGCCGGTCCCTTCCGGCCACCCGCAGCCGGACACCGGACCCACCGGGATCGATCGCGGTACTGGAACATGGTGAACCGGCTTGTCGATCTTGAACAACGCCAGGTCGCGTACCTTGTCGACTGCCAGCCAACGTCCCTTGCCGGTAGTGGTGTTGTCGAAGCCAACCCAAGAAAACTTCTTGTCCATCTTCGCACAATGGCCGGCACCGACTCCGTAACCGTCAGCCGTGATCACCGTGCCTGAGCAGCCCGCCACCTGAACACTGGCTCGAACCCAACCCGGCTCCGCTGCCACAGCCGGCACAGCGATCAGTGCGAGAGCCACAAGAAGTCGACCAGCTTGAACCCCACCGGCATGAGCACGGCGAGGACGCCTGCGATCGTACGCATCTCGGTGCGAAGCTTGGCGATCTGTGTGACGAGCGAATCTTTGCCGTTGCCACGATAGATCGTGTTGTCGATTGAAGTCAGTCGCTGCGAGTGAGCGTCGATTGTCTTCCATAACTGCCCGTCGAAACCGTCTAGACCAAGTTCGACTTTTAACCGCTCCTCGAGTTTGAGGAGTCTTGTTTCGGTGTCGTCCATGACAAAGCCCGCACGGTCGTTTTAGCGATCTTCAACTGTCGTATTCATCATCCGGTTCACCATCAAGATTGTCAACGGCATCAGTTATCGGCCAGTGTTTGGAACAGGGTCGCGACGAGATCTGACAGGTCTTCCAGCTGTAAACTGACCAGCCATGGCTGGTTGTCTCCGCGATGCAGGACAACGGCGACCCGGCCCTCTGCGGCATCCTCAACCGCCTTGGCGACGATACGCTGGACGTTGATCCGAGCCACCCGCTTGACCTCGAACGAGACGCCTGGCTGGCCGATGATGTCGTCGCTCTCGTCGGATCGACCACAGAACTGCTGGCTCCGACGCATCTCCACGCCGAAGATCTCTTCCCAGGCTTTCGCGGCTTCGAGTTCGCCGCGCTTTCCCTTGTCACGACTATTGATCATTCTCAAACTCCATGATGCAACGGCCCAGGAACTCGACGACCTGGGGGACTACTGCGTTTCCGAGTGATCTAAGTCTGTCCACCCGAGCGGGTATCCCATGAGCCACTCGACCCACGTCGGGTTCAACGAGCCACTGGGCCGATCCTGGTCCTTCGGCAAATCTGCGTAGATGCGCCTCGGTAACAAGTCGGTACGGTCCCGTCGGCTCCCGTCCGGGTTCACAGACTCCAGTGCCATTCCCGGTGTGTCTTTCCAGTCGCGACTGGTCGGCGTCGGGAACATCCTTACCACTTGTTCGAGACCTGTTTGCACCTTTTGTCCCGTCGCTTTGTTGTAGAACCGCTGGTTCGGGTGCGTCGGGAGCGTGCCGTCCTTGTCGACCACCTCGATGTTCTTCCACCCCGGTGGGTTCGCTGTCGGCGTCGGGAAGCCTACCGATGAGCCAGACCCTGTCTCTCCGGTGGAGCGCGCCAATACTGGCAGCCGGTATGCAGTGGTACTCGACACGATAGCCGAGCGAGGCCAGGTCTCGGAGTACACCTCCAAACAATCCGCCTCGTCGTCCCATAGCATCAGGCGCTGAGAGAATAGCCCCGACATTTTCACCCAGTATCCATCTCGGTCGGAGTACCTCGCAAATTCTGAGAAACTCGGGCCACAACCATCGTTCATCGGATTCACCCTTCTGTCTTCCGGCGGCGCTGACCGGCTGACAAGGCCAGCCGCCGCAGATTAAGTCTACCGCCCAGTCCTCCGCTGGCTCAGGCGGAAATGTCTTCACGTCGTCCCACCGCTGGGCATCCGGCCAGTGCTTCGCCAGTACCTTCTGGCAGAACTCGTCCTGCTCCACCTGCCAGGCGATCTCGAAGTCCAGGGATGCCATTTGCAGACCCAACTCGAAGCCACCGATACCGGAGAAGAGGCTACCCACTTTCATCCCTCGCCCCTCGCCACCGCCTTCAACGTCGAATCGAATAACCGAAACAGGCTGTCCCGATTGAACTCCGTCATCTCGCACAGACGCTGCCAGCCCACACGCACTGCAGCTTCCATGACGATCGGGTCCATACCCTCCGCTGCCTTTACCCGCCCCATCAACCCATGTTCGCGAATCGCCACACGCAACTTCTCGAAAGCATCAGCCGAGTTGACCTGGATCGTGACCGTCCACTCCTCGCGATCATCAGCCCAACGCTGCTGGTTGAACCAGGTGTTCGGATGCGGAGTGTACTTGCGGTCGTCGCGGAACTGGCCGTTCTCGTCGACCCGCGAACAGGCATACGCTTCGACGGCTTCCAGCAACTCATCAAACGAGGTCATCTTCAACGACTTCGATATCGCCTTCAACGCTGCGGCACGACCAACCTTACGCGGGTAAGCGCGGTAGATCGCCATTGCATCGTCCGTTCCTGTCATCGTCGACATCCTTGCCCTTTCGCTCTATCACCCCCCTGGCGCTGCAGGGGAGAGAAATACATCTCTCTCTTTCTGCACGACTTCCCTTTGATGCGACGGCCAGGGGGCGTACCACACTCCGTCGCGGGCTATTTGTTCGCAGTAGCTTTCGGCCTCAGCCCCGGTACTACTGCCGTGCGCTTCCTGATCTCAGTCGAATCCGGTCGGATCGCGGCGGCTAACCGTGTTGCCCTGTTAGGTGGGCTATGTCTGCTTGATCATCCAGACGACCGCATTGCGATCGCTGCGTGTTTTTCTCTGTCGTCCTGAATCTATCACCATCCCGTCTCGAACCAGTTCCACGCGACGAGGTCGCTGGGTACTCGGGTTCATGTCCAGTTCGATCTGGGCCTCTTCATCTGTGCAGCCGCGTGTGCCACAACTCTTGATGTAGTTGTGAACTATCGCCTTCAGGCTCCCTTGATTCGGCACGATCTGCCGGGATGCGTCGCGAGATGTCGTGGAGTGACGCTGGTACGGTGGATCTGCTGGATCCGACAACCCGTCCAGTTCAAAACGCAGAGACTTCTGCGCCATCAAAAGGGAACCTCGTCGGTGCTCGGTGGCACAGGTGCCGGCATCGCCAGGATGTTCGCGTCCGGTGCAGCTGGTGCAACTGCAGGTGCTGCAGGGACGCTGCCACCCAGACGGTCCAGTCGCTGTGGGATCGTGCTGTCGTTGGTCAGCTTGGCCTCACGCGGCAACTCCACGTCGAAGTTGTCGTAGAGTTTGTCCGGGTTCGTGTGGCCAGGTTGGTGATGGTTGACCACGTTGATCTCCCGTCCCGTGAAATCCACATAGCCGGGAGTCTCTGGCGACAACTCCGACCAACTCGAACCGACCCAGCCAACGCACGACTTCAACTTCTTCTTGGCGAAGGCGAGTCCTTTGTCTGACGACAACCAGAACTTCACCGCTCTCGGGTACGGGTTCGTGACAACCTCTCGTTCGCCGCCCTGCATGCCATCTACGATGTAGAACGTCGGCCTGATCACCAGCCCGAAGTATTCCGAGCCGTTGACCGTGCGATCGAACCCCTGGCTCTCGACCACCGCGATGTATTTCCCGTTCTTGTATTCAGGCACTGTTTCTGGCTCCCATGATTGCGTTTTTTAGATTTGCCCATGCGTCGATTCCACTGGCACCCATGTCAATACTTTCGGGCAAACCCAGCCTATTCTTCGCGTCGAAGGCCGGTGAGTATTCTGTGTAGAGCACACGACTCTTGCCGCCCTTGCCCTTGCCGTCCTCGACCTCGGTGTAATAGTTCGCGAACAGCACCGCGTCGGACCAGCGTGTGAGGGCTGCGGCGGTTTTCTTGTGCAGGTCAGGCTGGAAGCGGTCGTAATCCTCGCCCTCGGGGTTCGCGAACTTCGCGACCTTCGTGTGACCCAGGAGGACGACGCTCATGTTCCGGTTATCGCGCAGCGAGTCGAGTCGATCGAGCAGGTCGGACCACACGCTTAAGGCGATATCGTAACCTTTGTGGTACGCCATAAATCCGTCCCACGATCCAGAGAACTGGCTGTCGGTGACATGCTCATGGCAGAGCGACTCGGCACATGTTGCAGTGTCGATCGCAACACCCTTGTACGAATGTTCCTCTTCGGCCAAGGCGGTCAGGTTGATCATCAGGTCCAGCCAACTCGTCGCCCTAGGCAACACCGGCAGATCGTTGGGTACGGCTCCAGCCTGTTTCAACAGGCTCCAGGTGTCTTCGCGACCGAACGGCTGCACGACGATGCCGGGAATGTTTCCAGCCAGCGTGCTCTTGCCGATCCCAGGCGGTCCCATGATGAACATTGCCGATGGTCTGTGGACGGCTTCGGTCGTAATCTTGTCCAGTACGCTCATGCGTCAACCCTCACTTTCTCTGTGTTCAGTAATTTCTCCCGCAGGATCTCGATGTCCTGAGGTGCGTCGATTGCCAGCTTGGTTTTTCCGGGCGTGCATCGCCCGACGACCACATCGATCTGTCGCCCGTCGGGCAGCAGCAGTACAACTCGTTCTCCATCTCGCATCCCAAGTGCCAGCATAGGGTGCCTCCTTCTGGTTATGCGCCCGCCCCCGGCTCCGCCGGCTTGGCCAAATCCTTCGGCGGGCGGGGTTGTGGGGGTTTGGACGCCTTGCTCGGAGCCAGTTTTCTGAATTGATCATTCCACGGCCCAGGCGTCCGGGCCGGATTTGCAAGTCCCAGTGCCTCCGCGTCGTCCCAGGTCAGCCGACCTGCTCTGACCTGCGCCGAGCAGCACTGGTAGCAACGGTGGCAGAGTCCTCGCCGTATGCCTGGCCGTGTGCAGGTCAGGCACGTTCGCGGTTCGTCGCTTTTCTCTGTGGCTGCCATGCAGTCCTCCTTTGATGGAGGCACGTTACAGAACGGTTATGGCAATGTCTACGGTCCCGTCTAGTATTTCTAAAGAATCGGCAGGACTGGGCCGATACGAAGGTTGCGTCCTGTCGAGGTGTCTCAGGCGCTAGTGTTGTCTAAGTCACGACGCCTCGGGTCAAACGAAAGGATTTCCATGGTTGCAAAAAGCAAAAACGGTACGCGAGGCGGGGAACTGCCCAACAAGCTGCGGTGGGCCGACGTGAACACCAAGATGCTGCTGGAGTCAGCCGAGACCCTGCAGCGCCACGCGGTGGCTCTCCTGGCCGCTGCGGACGCCATGACTGAACTCGGTGTGGAAGAGATTCACGTCGACTCAGGCACCAAGTTCGCGCGAGCGAACAATCTGCTGCTGACCTACATGGCGAAGGTCGAAATGGCGATCATTTCGGCCAAGTATGGGCAGAGATAAATCGGCGACTGGCTCGGATTTAGCACCAAAACGTACCAGGTTAGTACCAACCCGTACCACTTCATGCGTTTTCGAGCGAGTGGAACTAGCAGCGACCACGCTTCAAAACCCAGCAAAAGGTGAGTGATTTAGCAGGGAGGTGGTTAAGTATTCCATGTTGTTACGCTAACGATCCTGACAACAGAACCGTTACAGACAGTTGAGCTTTATTACTACGGAAGGAATGGTAAATGCGAAAACCAAAACTCGAGCAACTCTCGAACGGACAATTTCGGGTGCGATACAGAATCAGGCCGGGTGCTCCGAGGCTTTGTGAACCGTTTGGGAGTGATCCCGTCGAGGCAGAACGACAGTATGCCGCCTGGTGGGCAATATTCAGTCAAACGATGATCGATCGAAAAATCACTTCGTTATCTGAACGAACAGAGTTTGACGATGCGGCAGGTTTGCCGTCGGTCTCGATGGACGATCTCACTCTGTCGGAATTGGCAGATATGTATTCCGAATGGGCACGGGACTACCACCAGGATGCTGCCATCCCAGGATACGCACAAAACTGGCTGACTTCTCTCGTGATAGAGATCATCGGTGATGTGCATTGGACTGAATTCACGGCGGAACTGTTCAAATTGATTCCCACCGAACTCATCAAGCGTGGCAAAAACCGCCGAGTGATTAACCAAATCATGACCGATACCTGCACCTGGATGCAGTGGTGCTACGACGAAAATAAGATCAGTCGGCGTGTCGATTTGAATCTACGCGCCGTCAGGCGTCTGAGGAAGAACAAACGCGGGGTACTTGAAAAGGTTCCAAAGGTGGCGGTCCTCTGGCAGGAGGCAGAGAAACTCTTTCCGTTTCTCGCCCCATCACTGCGGACAATGGTGACCGCCCAGTTTTGGGCCGGAATGCGGCCTGGCGAAGTGTGCATCATGCGTCCTCGCGACCTGTTGTTGGTTCCCAGTGACACGGCGAAGAAGAACGGTGCTGATGATCTGATGTACTACTTTCCTTGCCATCACAAAAACCTTCATCGAGACGACAATGCGAAACTGATCAAGCTGCTCACCTGGAGGGTTCGCGAATCACTACAGCAGTTCATTGACCGATCCGAACATGAAGACGAGTATCTGTTCAAACCCGTGGACGCCCACTGTTGGGCGATAGATTACAACGTCAAAGAAAAGGCGGACAGACGCAATGAACCCGCCTACGAACCGCCCTCTGCCACGAAGCGTCGCGAAAGACTGGCGGCGACTCGGCGTCAACGGTTGGAAGCCGAGCAACATGAGCGATTCGACAGCCAAAGTTACGCCCGTCGCATCTCGCTGGCGTTTGACCGCGCAGCAAGGTCGGGAGTCGAACTCGAAAGATGGTCACCGAATCAGTTGCGACATGGCGCAATGACGATGATGGGCGATTTTGGGTATGCCAGCGCGGGCTCGTTGCTGCTCGGCCACAAGCACCTGCAAACAAGCCTAACGCACTACGATCATGCCACGTTGCGACGACTCGCCAGAGTCGCTGACAAGCTGGCCGAGATCGATCCGCCTACTTCCGCTTGAGGATCCGCAACACCGTTGCCGGATGCCACTCGTTTGCACGCGGAGGATGCCCTTCGGTCTTCAGCGTCTCGCAGATGGACCTGTACGACGCACCAGCCTCCCGCAACTCACGCATCCGATCAATCGCCACCTGTTCAGCTGCGTCGTGCAGCATCCCGCTGGGCCGACCGTACTCGTTCAACTCGGAGTCGGCATCGCTCCTCCAACCGTATGGAGGGATCGACGACTGCCGGCGACCGTTCCGCTGGTTGCGGAGCATCCCGGCCCGTGTCCTGGCGTTGCGAACCGCACGGTCGAACTCCGCGAAGGCGTGCATGATCGTCCGCATCATCTTCGTGCTCGGATCCTCGTCGCGAGTCACCAGGTCGCCGTTCTCGGTCGCCATCAGGCTACACCCGCGCTGCTTGATCTTCTGCTCGATGACCATAGCCAACGTGGCGTCACGAGCCAGTCGCTGGTAGTCGCGGACGATGAGAATCCAGCCTCGTTTCAACGCGGCGACGGAATCCCACAACCCTGGGCGATCGTAATCCGCACCGCTCAGAGCCTCGTCGCTGAACTCGCCCATCACTTCGATGCCGTGTTCGTCACAATACTCCCGCATCACGACCAGCTGGCGATCAATCGAGTCGCAATCCTGCGAGTTCTTGCGGGGGCTGAACCTAGCGTAAAGAATCGCTCGTTCGCTCATGCTCGCTCATCCAAAACAAAAAAACCGCCGACACTCGGCTTCACCGGGGAGTATTGCATTTACCCAGTGGGCCTCGAAGGGTGTTCCAGTCCCTGTGCCGGCGGCTGTAAGTGGTGTAATTTCCCGTGACACTCGGGTCAAGGTCGCTCGTCCGATGCCGTTACAGGGCATCCTCGAGCCTCAGAATCGCTCGTCTGGCCCCGTTCAGGCGTGATTTGCCCGGATTGGGCATTACTCGTCCTCCTCTTCAAAGGAAGCAAGACGTGATTGGTGATCAATGTAATCAACCATCTTGTGAGCAGTCTCGACCTCTGCCGAAACGCCACACAAGACTGCTGCGGCAACGAGTCCTGTTTGCTCTTCGGTCAACCCAGAGTCCTCTAGGAAATTCAGAACTTTAGAAGCGTATTCCGGTAAGTCTTTCATCGATCGTCCTCGCTAGTATGGGTGTGGGTTGACTCACAGTATGGGTTTGGTGTCGCTCACTCGCTCAGAAACGCGGAACGGTCTTGGTTAATCACGGTGACAGCGCCGGTCGTCGCGTCGATAACCGTGGCGCTCCGACACGGGCGGTAAAAGTCGATCAGCCGCTCGACCTCGCCACGGTATCGGTCGCGATCGTGGCAATCGATCAGCTGCCAATCGCCTTCCGCGTACTGCAACACCTGGAACGTACGCGGATTCAACCAGACGCCAAAATAGGCCGCGTCTTGATCGGTGTCGAACTGCCGCCAACCTTCCGACTGGAAGTCGGTCGCAAAGTCGACCACATATCGGTCGACCTCGTGAATTATCGTCCGCACCTCGCAACCCGCCTTCCCGCTTGCGGTCAAGTCGGGATCCAGAATGGCGGCTTCACTCGTAATCGCTCCCACAAATGTCGTCATCTTCATCGTGCAAATCTCCATTTGGAACAGGGGTTGGTCTCGCTCGTTCAATGTCGTTCGGTGTCGCTCGTTCAATGTCGCTCGCTCATCCGGTCACGCTTGGTTGGTCGCGCAGAAACGGAAACGCGGTTTCCAACTCGACTACGCTGTCCGCACACGCTACCTCCAGGTCTACGGAACCCCCTATCGCGACCGCTGATAGGTCCAGCCAGGCGTGAGTTAACGCGTCAACCTGGGTGCTCGTGAGTTTGTCGTCGTTCGTCATCGTGCAAATCTCCATTTGGAACAGGGGTTGGTCTCGCTCGTTCAATGTCGCTCGCTCTACAATTCCAGTTTGGCCAATTGTTCATTCGTTTCTGCAATCAATCGCAACAACGCGCCAAACTCTCGACCGTTTGCAATGTCGCGCGGTTCATCCATCAACGCACGCAACGCGCCACGGTATCGCGCGAGCGCGCGTTGATGGACTCCCGCCAGGTTGTCACGGTTCTTCATCAGTACCCCAGTATCGGCAATTGAAGGCTCCAAGGCTCAGGATCGACGACAAACCCACTACAATCGGGTTTGGCTTTCCCCTTGGCATACAATGCCAAGACCGATCCGGCATCGTGAACAAACGTGAGATCGTGTTGGTCGCCGTTGACAACACGCGCTCCCAAGAACCAAGTCGGAAAAGTGGCGTTTCGGAAAACAACCGCAACGGTCCCACCATTCCGCAACACGTCTCGACAATCGTCGTCATTGGTTTCGGATCGTGAAAACGTCAGGTGGTAGTTTGGTGGGAATTCACCATTACAGAAACGCAGCATGCGTTTGGGGTCTTTGGTGTAATCGTAGAATTGGAAACCGGAAAAACGCTCGAACAATTCAGGCCGCAACCGCTCGAATGGTAGGTCAGATGTTCCGTTCAACCGAACCGATGGGATTTTGCCGAGACGGTCAGCACGTTTGCCAAACTTCTCTAGTTCGGTTTCGAGAGTCTGCCAGTACTCGTCGCGATTCTCAAAGAACATATGCGTTCTGTTGAGTCTGGCCGTTTGTACGCCATTCGTACGACCACGACCGGCCGTATACAAACACGCCTCACGACAACCGTCACTAGCGAATTGGCATACGTTACGGCCGCTTGTCGATGCGGGTGCAAGGTACTGGATTGCCGAAAGGTAGCCCAAACCGGAATTGTCGCTCTTGATGAGTTTTGGCGAGGATTCGCCCATCGTCAATAGTGTCATTGTGCAATTCTCCGTTTGGAACAGGGGTTGTTTGGGTCGTTCGCCAGGCAACGGGCCGCTACACGACAGTCCGGTTTTTTACCAGCGAGTCGTAAATATCACGCCCGTTGTCCGTCAGGCTGGTTTCGTCTCTCAACAATGGCGACGGGCTGAACCCGATACGGTTCAACCGCCCGAAAATCAAGTAGACTGAGCACGATTGCCCACCATGCCACAACATCGCGAAAACGTAGTAGGCTTCGCAAATGTCGAAACGGTCAAAGTACATCGTGCAATTCTCCAATGGGAACAGGTGGAACAACCAAAACCGCGCTTGCCGAATTGACAAGCGCGGTAATTGTTGTTCAACCCGCTTGGCGTCGTGGGGTAATCCGATAGGAATCACGCGTCGCAATTGCGACGGTTAATCCCGGAACATACGGATTGTCGGTCGAGAATCCCACCACCCTCGCATTGTGTGGGATCCCGTCAAAACGTGCTGCTAGTGCCGAAAGTCTGGAAACCGCGTGACATCGTCGAGCGTATTCATCTGTTAACATTGTGCAAACTCCGTTTGGAACAAGTGGAACAGGGGAGCAGGTCAGTTCAAGAACATTCCGCCTAGGCGGTCACATTCGTCGGACGATTTGTTGTCGGCAACGAATCTCTTGACGTGATTCGCCAGGCTTTCGAGTTGTCGCACGCGTTTGACCATTGCCCAAGCCTCTTCGACTGGGATGATCTCGTCGGATCGCAGACGCGCTCGCAGGTTTGCTAGTTCGTTGTTGGTCATCGTGCAAACTCCGTTTGGAACAAAAGACAGTGATACCGTTATAGACTCTTATCGGTCACACTGTCAACACTGCCACACCAATAATCGCTAAGAATAAAAAATAGTGGTAGACCTGGAGCGATTACGACATTAACCTACGAGGCGGGCACGGGGGTCAGCCGGAATTCTTTCGACGCCGATTGCCCGAGTGGTATCTATCAGCCAGCGCAATCGAAACGCCTCACAAGCTAACCTCGAGCACCGTTTTGACCGATCTGAGCACGTTTTGACCGATTGCTAGCGATCGGACAACGTGCAGCTGGCCACGATCAACCGCATCCAAACGCGTTGACCTAGTCCAGGCGATCACGCGTTGATACCAGCACGTCAGTTAAACCCCGTTCATCACCTATCGTCGCCACGATACAACGACAAGACGTTCTACCATCGCAACAGCTGCACGAAACCGCATCAATCCCGTATAGCGTTTCAAAGGGTCAACCATTGCAACGGGGTGCAGCTGCAGCGTAGTGGCACCAGGGGTGGGGTGCAGTGATGGTGTGGCGACGGTTTAGGGTGTGTGGGTGGGTTGTAGCGTCAATCGATCAACCGCCAGATTCGAACCACCCCCCCGCCCCTCGCTCGCCTCTGGATCCAATTATGTCGTCCGCCGCGCCAGCCGTTTCAGAACTGTTGCGATAGCAAGTCGGTTGGGTTAGGTTGTTTGCGAAGGAGAATGAGTGCATGGGTAAAGATCGTCGGATGTTGTTGAAGGAGTGGTTGGACAAGACGCGTGGTTGGGACGCCTGGACGGCAGAGCGTGACTTGCATGTACGAAGCGGCATGGACGCGGAGGCTGCCCACTGGCGAGCGGCGAAGGATGTTGGGTATCCGGGCGGTGTACCGCGAGTGACGGGCGTTACAGGCGTTTCTGGGCCATCTGGGGGGGTCTCTCAGACGGTGGAGAAGGAGTTTGGTGGTGGTGGTGGTATACGAGGTGATTTCGACTGGGTTTACCGTCATGTGAGTGTGTTATCGGCAAAGGTGAGTGATGCGCCGAGTTCTGGTGCGTGGGGGTTATTGCAGTTTGCGAGGAGTGATCCGAAGTCGTTTTACGTGAAGTGGATGGACATCTCGAGTCGTCAGGACGACCGGGAGCAGTTGATGGAGGGATTTCGCGAGGACACGACTCGTCGAACGGACGAGATAGCGGAGATGTTGCGGAACATTCGGGGGGCGAGAG